TTTTTTTATTTCTTGTAGGCATTCTTTTTCTTCTTCAACTAATTCTTGTTTTAATTTGTGAGCAGCTTCTACGTCTACACGCACTCCTAAAAAACGCATATCGACTAGGCAAGGAAAAAGTTCAGTCTCTAAATTAAATATATCTTCAACGTCTTCGTGATATATTTGTTTTTTCATCTCTTGCCAGAGTTTGTAAGTTAATTCTGCATCTTGCTCTGCGTATTCTCCTACATACATTGCAGGTAGTTTATACATTTCTGCTTTGTGATCTATGCCCCAAAGATCTGCTGTTTCTTTTAATACAGCCTCATTCTTACCTATCCCGACATAATCCCGACCCAGACTGCCTAAATCGTATCTAAAGCGATTCTCGTCTACGAGAGAGCCAGCAATCATGGTATCTACGATGGTTCCATTAATTTTAAGTCCTGCAGCCCTAATAAAGCATACATCATACATAGCATTGTGAAATATTTTGATAGATTCTGTGTTCAATACATCTTGAAACCATTTAAGAACCATAGTTTTATCCATATTACCACCACCTTCGTGAGCTATTGGATAGTATCCCTTCCAATCTTGTACAGCTACAGCTATACCAACAATATTACTTCGACCCACAACAGATCCAGATCCAATGGTTTTTAGGTCAGGGTCTTTTGTCTCCAGGTCAATTGCTATCTCGCTGTAATCTGATAGATCAGGAAAGTCTTGTGGTGGTAACCACTCCGTCTGTGGTTTAAATATCGGTTTCACTATAATCTCTCTCCATAATCATTTCTATAAAATGTATCGCTTTCAATAAATCTTGTTTCTTTCCCTTGTCACGATGTCTTATTATATATTTTATAGCACAACCTTCAGGATATAGCAATTCATTCTCTACTACAAACTTACTGGGTTGAATTTTATACTTTTGATAATGTGATCCTCCGTGTTGTTTGTCCCATACTTTACTCATATTTGATAACCTCCTTTTTTCGGATATATTATGTGTAATGATTCTTTCGATCTTGTTGCTCCTACATACATTAAACGATGTTCATCTGTAGCATCTTTTTCATAAGCTTCTAAAGAAGATTTTGATAAACACAAAGGTAATACAACGTTTTGTTTTTCATTGCCTTTAACACCATGTATCGTTGCTAATTTTATTCTTGCACCTTTTATTAAACTTTCTCCTTTTTTTAATAGATCTTCTATTTTAATTGTATCGTTCTCACCTATTCTTGACAAAGCTACTTGCCAACGTTCATCGGTATTTAAACCAAAATCTTTTTTAAGCATATCCATATTGTACATTTTGTTTGGAACCATCGCCTTAAACATTTTATTAGTCCAATGTTTATTTAACATTTTCTTTTTTACGCTGTGACACTCATCATAAGATAAGTATTGACCTTGTTTTAATTTGTTTTCATATAAATCTATAACCTCAAATTTATCTTTCAAAGGGTTATGTTTTTTAGATCTCTCATAAAATATATTATTATCTTGAAAGTGTTGTTCAAATTCGTCTAACTTCCATCTATCTCTACCTAACACTAACCATTCTCCACTTAAAAATTTTATTTGAGATATATCATCGTGGTAATCGACCGAACCTTTTTTGTCTGTAGGCATCCATGTTTTTTGAACTCTTTTATTTTTAGGTATTCTATTTATTATTTTATCGGCAGTATCAAATACTTTTTCAGGAACTCTATAAGATTTTGTAAGAATCTCTTTACTACCTTCTAAATTTAAAAAACTTTCTACACTAGCTCCCCTCCACTTGTATATGCACTGATCATCATCACCCGCAACATATAACATTTCAGAATTATTTTTTATACCCTCAACAAGTTTCCATTGCATTAAAGATAAATCTTGTGCTTCATCAACAAAGGCAACTTTTAATTTAGGAAATTTTTTTGTTTCTACTAATTTATTTATCATGTCTGTAAAATCAACCATGCCTGGTCTGTCTCTTTTAAAATTATTTATTTCTTTTGCAAATCTAAAAACATCTGTCTTAACTAAATCTTCACTGTGTTCGTTCTTATTATATTGTTCTTCGATTGAAATATTTTTTGATCGTGCAAGTTCTATTAAAGATAAGTGTGGGCAATCAGAATGAAAAATACCTCCTTGATCTTCATTCCAAGATGCAAATTTAACTTCTATTCCCATATTTTTACCTATTTCTTTGTAATGTTCAGTTTTCATTACTTTTGTTTTATCAAAACCTAATTGTTTAAATCCTAAAGAATGTAATGTTCTAAAATAAGGGAGATCCTTAAAAGTTAAACCAAAGTTTTTAAACATTCTTTTGTGAGCCTCTTCTGTAGCGTTTTTACTGAACGTAAAATATCCTATCTTATCTGGATCAACATCCTCTTTAATGTAACTTTCTACTTTTCTTATTAACTTTTCTGTTTTTCCTGTGCCTGGTGGTCCAAAAATTATATGTGTCATTAGTAATTATGTTTTTTTATGTAACTTTTTTCTTTGTAGTTGTCTTCTTTTTTATCAAACTGTGGTACTACAAAAACTGATATCTTTGCTTTTGTAACACGTTTGGTAAAACATTTTAAATTATCTCGTAACATCTGTGATGTTCTTTGATAAGGTATCTTCCAATGGTTTCTTAGTAAAAATTTATTATAAAAATTATCAAACACAAAATAATGAAAACCTTCGTCGGTAAATGTACCACCTGTTTTTATCTCATCTATTTTATCTTTTTGTATTCTATTTAAACAGTAATCTTCTAAATAATTTCGTAATATATCTTTAGTGCTAGTGCCCTCTGCTGGCTCTGTGACTTCAGCGTTCTCTAACAACATGTTTGTAAGTTTTTTCCAATCATTTGTTTTTAGTGTTGGTGGATTAAGCATTAATTGTTTTACACACTCCTCTTGAAATAAACTTTGATTTGTAAGATGTTTTGCAGAATCCAAATACAATCTATCACCATCTACATTCATGTAATAATACGGTTCTTCCAATGCTACAACTTGTAGATCTGTAAGATTTGGAAATGTTACTTCTTGTCCTATACCAAATTTTCTAGATTTACATAATTTTTTATCACACAAACTACACATAGGCTGATCATTACATTTGTAACCCCAGTCTTTTTTTTCGTGTTGTTTAGTTATTATATTTATTTCTGTATCTGACAATGGTTGTGTCATTGCAGAATCATTAAATAACATTACTTTTGTTTTCCAATTGTCTGGCCATTTAGATTTTGCATATACACCATAATGAAATAACGCATTGTTTCTGCCACCTTCACTAACTTTGTTCTGCACCATAAGTTCTATACAAGGTGGACCATCAGAGTATGGTGTCTCAGGTCTTTTAATTTCTATGGTGCTGATGTCATCTTGTTTATATCTTTCTAGTAATTCAAAAAAACTTTCTATACTAGCAGCTTCGCCACTCTCGAGAAAGGCATATCTTGTTGTATTACTACAATTAAAGTATGGTAAGTTTAAAAAATTTCCTGTATCATCTTTCGATTTTAATTCTCTTTGTTTAGGAAATACTTCTGATCCACCATAACCTAATACAGATCTTATCTCATTAAGTTTATCTTGCATCAGACTTGCAGGCACATAATCTTTTGTAAATAAAAATACGTGTGCACCACCCGATTTAGATCTACATACAATTAGTGGTAATTTAAATTGTTTAATTTTGTTTATAAGTTTTTGATGATCAAATCCTGCGTAAGAGTCAATATCAATACAACCCCACTTACATTTATTATCATCATTAATTGGTATAACACCTAAACTATTTATCCCATCTAAATGGTTTTGCCATAGTTCATCGGTAACAGGTTCTCGTTTAACAAATGATTTGCCTTTTACTTTTGTGCCATTACCATTTGATTCACCTACAATAGTGACACCATGCGCACGGTCCAATCCTTCAAATATGTTTTTAAACTTCTCAATCATATTTTATAAGTGGGCGTTTCCACTCTCGCATCGACGCCCACTACCTAGGATACTGTTAGTAATTACCGGAACCGTTTGACTTTACAGTTTCTTCACCACCGTGTTTAGCTTGGATCTCACCCTTACCTACAGATTCTGCAAAAGCTTTTGCCGAATCATAGATTGTTTTATCTGTGACTGGTCCTACTTTCGATACATCCCAACCAAACCATGTTCCTTTGTCGTTAGACATCTGAACAGTGGATAGTTTATAAATGTGGCTGTAAGT